TGCTCGCACTCAAGATAGTGAAAGATCCCGAGCCGCAAGCCCTTGCCCAGGCAGATGTTGCATTCGACGATGAACTTCAGCTCGCGCTTCTGGAGTGATCCATGGCTCTTCTTCATTGAGCCCCCAGTAGCTGCTCGTGCAGACGGTAGACGTTTGGGCCATCGCCATAAGGCCAGTGCTGCACGGAAAGCTCCTTGCCGGTTTGCATGGTCAGCACCAGGTGCTTACCGCCATTCCAGTCCTCATACCGCATCGAGCTGATTTCGGCTGGATTCACGGCGAGGCCGGATGCCTTATCGAGCAAAATCATCATTTTTAAACCTCGCCTATGGTTGATTCGTGAATGGCCTCGCAGGCCTTATGTTCTGCGGCTTCCAGCGCATTACCGGAATCTCCGAATCTAAACCCGGTCAATCCGTGAATCAGGGTGAAACCCTTTTGGTCTAGATGGGCGTGCCACTGTTGCAAGGCATCACGCTTGCGCCCCATCACGTCCGACTGGATGTACACCTTCACGTTGTGACCCATGGCGTGGTTGATCAGCAGCTCGCCGATCAGGTGGTCGATGCCGAGGTCTGCCCATCCTGTACGGGCCACTTTGCGCAGGTCATGGCTGGTCCACTCGCCCTGCCCCAACCTGGCGAACACGGCGCTGGCCTGACCTTCGCTCAGAGCCTTGCCGTTGCGTGTCGGAAACAGGAACTGGCCGTCATAGCCTCGGGCGTATTGCCCGTCGCGGTACTGGATCAACAGCGCGCACACCTGCTCGGTCAGTGGCAGATGATGCTCGACACCGGTCTTGGTGTGCTCGGCCGGGATGAACCACTCGCGCTCAGCCAGACTGATGTGCGACCAGCGTGCCTGCCGGGTTTCGCCAATGCGCGTACCGTGGCAAAGCATCATCAGGGCGAGCATGGCATCCAGCGGTGCAGCCTCGATCACAACGGCCAACTGCTCCAGCAGGCCCGACAGCTGCACCCCACGCAGGCGCGACGGCTTGATCCCGACCTTGGCCTTGGAGAAGTCGTTGAACTTGATGGCCGCCATCGGATTGGCCGAGATCAGCCCCAGCTTGAATGCTTGCCGGAAGGCCAGGGCCAGAAGCTGGAACACCGAGCGCACGTAGTCGATGGAAATGCTTTCCTGCAGCGGCCACATGAGCTGGCTGTCGAGGGTCGCCTTGTCGATGCCGGTAAGTGGCAGGTCACCCAATCGCGGCATCAGGTGACATTTGATAGCTGAGGCGCCGGTCTTCTTGCGCTTGCTGGAAAGGTTGCGATCGCGCGACATACGCTCGGCGTACCATGTCAGCAGCTCACCAACTGTGACCCACTTCGACAGGTTCGCGCCGGTCCCGGCCTCCAGCCGCAGGCGGATGGCCGGCAGCGCCGCGACCACCTGCTTGGTGTTGAGGTCCGGGAAGGCGCCTATTCGATTCCACTCGCCCTTCACCACCAGGTACCAGGACGCACGTTCGCGAGCCCGGGTGAAGCGCAGGTACAGGCCGCGATTCTCGATGTCGCGCAGATCACGCACGTCACCGGCAGCCTGCCGTTTGATTTCGGCATCACTGATCTTCACGGCAGCACTGGTCATGCGGCCACCACGGTAGGTGCCATGCGCAGGTAGGCGCGGATCTGCTCCACGGTGTCGAAGTGCCCGCGGCACACGACTGCCAGATAACCCTGGTCATTTAGCTTGCGAATGCGTTCGTGCTGGCTGGACGAAATCGCGGCGTCGTTTGGTGGCGTGGCCTTGAATTCGATGTACAGACCGAAGAACCCGCCGCGGGCCATCGGCAGGACCAGATCAGGGATGCCGGCTTTCACGCCCTGAGCCTTCAACTTCGCGGCAACGGCCTTCACGCGATGCCCGCCGTTCGGGACGTGAAAGATCAGGTCAGCGACTTCGGGCATGCGGGCACGCAGCTCGGCCATCAATGCCGACTGCTCCAACCCCTCACGGTCGACTGGCTTGGCTCGGGTGGCCCTGGTCTTGAACAACTTCATGGCTGCAGGCTTCACTTTCGGTCACCACGCGGTTTCTTGTACCAGCCGTTCAGGCGACGGCACGTTTCGTAAAGCGCCAAACTGGCAAGGATCATCAGGACGAACAAAGTCATTGGGTGGATCATGCAGCCCCCTTCACGGTGAGTATTCCGGCCCGAATCAAGGCCTCATGGGTTTCGGCGATCGCGCGCGGCATGTCCTGCCAATCAACATCGCCAGCCCCGCGGCCGTCGATGACGTCGTGGCAGCCGCTGCAGGCGTACACCGCAACGGTGTCGAAGCCCTTCATGCCCATGCCCTTCTGCCCGCACGGCAGATGCGCGAGAACAGTCGTGGCCGGGTTGAAGTTGCAGATGCCCGGCAGGCGGACGGTGCATTCCTGGCCGTTGGCCGAGGCGCGAAGTTTCTTGGAGGTCACGCGCATACCCGCTCCCCCGTAGTGATATCGATGACTTCGCAGGTGGATGGCCACATCGACTGGCCGAACCGCAGAGCTGCTGCCGAGTCCGAAAACAACGCCACTGCGCGATCAGGCTGATTGCCCAGGTCCCACTTGTAGCCGCAGCTGTGCACGGCAAATCGGTACTCGACTGGGTCAGTTGGCGCGAGATACGGGTTAGGCATGATGATCACCTCCCACGGCACGCGGCGAAGGCATCAAACCGAAGCGGCGCAGGAGCTGCTCCCGGGCGGACTGCCCGTCAGTGGGAATGCCCATCCGCGAAACCTGGGCCAGCGCAACTCGCTCGGTCAGATCGGAGGCCCGCTCGACTTGGGACTTGCTACCGTCATGGCCGATACCAACGGCGATCTCTTCCAACGGAAGCCCCTTCACTAGCCTGCGAATCGTGATGTCGTAAGCCCGATCGAATACCTTGCTGGCTTTCTCGGGAATCTGGTCGCAGAGGTTGTGGATCTCACATTGGAGCGCTGCGTGCCGTACGGCAGGATGAGACCAGGTGCGATCACCAAATCGGCTCGGGTGCGAATTATCCAGAGCTTCGCGGAAGGCCCTGTCGTGCGAAGGAATACCCAGCATTTCAGGGGTGGGCTGACACCACTTGATGAACTTCCCGACGCTGGGCGCGAAGTCGCCGCCGAGGTTTCGGCAATTCTGGATGCCGTACCGGATCTGCTCGATCTGGTTGATGCCTTCGGCGAGGAACGCTTTGATCCAACTACGCTTCGCCGCGTCCAGGGTTTCGTCGTCTGGCCACGCCTGACGCCAAGCCGGAAAGATGGCCTTGAGCTCCTTGAACAGAGCATTGACGACTTCGGCGGTCCCCGGGGCGAGTTGAGTCGGTACCGACGGAATAACCGGCGGCAGATTGCCCATGATTTGTAGGAGCATGGTGGCGCTTTTAAGGGTCGGCTTTTTCGCGGGTGCGTTCATTACAAATCTCCAAGGTCGTCAGCCCAACTGGTGCTATCGAAATCAGGCGCCTTGCCCTGGCCCGACGCTTTAACGCGCTCACGCTTCACCCACTGCACAAGCCGGTAGCTCCACCCTGCGGCAGAGTCGACAGTGGTCGGCTTGGCTACGAAGAATCCCTTGAACGCTCGAATGGCCGCATCCGGCACAGCGTCGGCAGGCAGGCCAGCGATCCTGATTTGATCGGACAGCGACTTAGCATCCGGCACCCAAAGAGCGAACATGGCGAAGCGCTGATCGGGTGACTGCCATTCGGCAGCGGCTTGCTCCTGTCGCAAAATTTCTTCGGCCAGCTCGCGCTGCAGCTGCTCTTCGGTTACCTGATGGTTAAGTGACGGATTGGGTGCAGATTCTGCACCCCGTTCTGTCGTAGGCTGCACCCCGTTCTGTTGTGAACTGCACCCCGTTGCGTCATCTGCACCCCGTTTTGTACGGGGTGCAGGATTTGCACCCCGCGAGAGTTGGAGGTCGTAAACAACTGGACGGCGGTCATGACGATCGATATGCACGGCGGCGATGGCCTGATTGCCCTTCTGTATCAGCCCGACCTTCTCCAGATCGTCCAGCTTGTAGCGAACGGTGCGCTCAGAGAGTCCGGTGTCCTGAGCAAGTGTCGAGGCCGACGGAAAGGCGCCAGCACCATTCGAGCCGGCGTAGTTGGCCAGGCACAACAGCACGTGACGCGCGCTGGAGTCTTTCAGGGTTTCAGTGGGCAGCGAGAGCGCCCAGGACATTGCTTGAACACTCACAGCGAGGCTCCGATATTCTTTTCAGCCAGGTATGCCAGGCCTTTGGGTGTCACAAGGGGTTGAAAGGCAGCACGGTCCTCACCGGTCTCCGGATCGCTCTTCAGCGCGGTGACCTTGTGGACGAGATAGCCGGAGGTGATGCGGGGTTGATAGGCAGTCCAGCGCTTGGAGCTGCCGCGGTGGAAGATCCACCGATTCTTCTCCAACCACTGGAAAAGCTTGGCTGGCGGAACCTGCAGCTGTTTTGCGGCATCGCTGATGCAGATTGCGCCGGCGGCGGACGCCAGGCGCTTGATGGCAGCTACCTTCGGGGCCTGGTCTAGGATCACCAAACGAAGCGATTGGTTTTCCTTCGCCTGATCAGCAGCGGCTTGCAGCGCTTCGGCATAGGTAGCCGGAATCTGGAACTGATCCGCCCTCGACTCCAGCTCCTGCCACCGATCGATGATCCGGGCGCGCAACTCGACGCTGTAGCCTGAGACCACCACCAGGGTGTCGCGCTGGGAAAGCAGGAACTCACGGTAGACCTGACCGTTCTGCGGGTGGACGTAGGGGGTGTCGTTTGAAGAAACGACACCCTTGGCAATCAGTACCCGGACGGTTTTCAGGACGTTGTCGTGTGTGCTGCCGGTGAGTTCGGCTATCTCTCGCGAAGACATCGTGTGTTGCGACACGTTTTGCGAATTGCCAAAAAGTGTCGCGACATGGCGGGTATTGCCAATTGGTACCTCGGTATGCATAATCGGGCCTCTCTAGTTTTGCGAATCAGCCACCATGCCCGGTGGCTTTTTTGTGCCTGCGATTCAGGCAGCCTTCAGCGATTCGCGCAGAACCTGCAGCGCATCGATGGCTTCTTGGATGGCTTTCTCGCCCTGGGCTTTTTCGTGCTGGCTGATGTGGTTGTCCGCCGTAGCGTCGAAGATCAGTCGACCAACGTCGCCGCACTCGGCGGTCAAGTGGCACAGCGCGGCCATGAGAGGCTTCGCGGCGGGACGCTCACGCGACACCAAATCGAAACCGAAGCGATCAGCCCAAGCTGCCAGCGGACGGAAGTCCCGGGTGAACGCCATGATTCGATCCAGCTCTGGAACGTTCATGTTGTGGCTGTCGTAGTCAGGGTTGGCTTTTTGGGCCAGCAGCGTGCGTGACGTGAAGCTGGCACCCTCGGCGATTTTCTTGGTGCCGTGCTCGTCCACAACGTCGTAGATGGCTCTCATCACTGATTGCATGTAACACCTCGAAAATTGTTACGTGGCTTGGTGCCACTAGTTCCGCGATCATTCGTTCATCAACTGATCACGGAAGAACCCATGACCCTTTCTTTTCTTTGGCCCCGAATTAGGTGCCAGCCCCGCCTGGTCCAATCTCTGCTATCGCGGCACCTAATAAGGGGCCAGACCGTTACCTCGAAGGGAAAATTGAGATCACGTTTTCTGCCTGGGCCTCTTGCGCAGAATGAGCAGCGAGGCGGCTTCGCAGGGCTGCTTCATCGGTTGCGAGGCGAGCAGCACTGCGCCGCTCTACCGCGCGCTCGGTCATTTGCAGAATCCGGTCAGCAAGCTGATCCATTCCGATCCCGACCTCATCAGCCCACTGCTCAAGCTGATCCTTCTCGTCCTGCGTGTACTGCCCCACTTCCGGTATTGCAGGCATTGCTCCCTCCATGGCCTAGTCAGGCGCTGAGTTTCTTGTCGATGACCTGGGTAATGGCGTCCTGCTCTCGTCTTGCTTGCAGGGCTGCGCGGATGAGATCGCGCGCGAGTACAGCGGGTTGAATCTTCAGCTCGCGAGCCAACTCGGCCAGAGCCGGAAAACCGTCCAGCTCGTTGTCGTCGATCAATGGGAAGTAGCCGTATTCGTCTTTGAACCGCAGAGCCGCCAACGTGAGGTCACGAACCAAGGCGCCTGGCTGGATCTCACGCTTTTCGGCTTCCACCTGGATAGCCGCGTAGGCGTGATCATTCAGGCGCGACTTCAGCTGGTGGGTGTTGCGATGCGATTTGATCTTGTAGGCCATGGGTTCACTTCCGGGGTCGGTGTGAGGGGTCTGAGTTAGGCGGCGGATTCAGCAGCAATAGCGGCAAGTTTCGGGAAAAACGAAAAGGCAGACACACGCCCTTGGGTGGCTTTATGAAGGCTCGTGGCTACGTCTTCCGAGGGCTTTCTGTGCCCACCGGCGATGAGCCATAGATAACCAACAGAGATTCCCGACTCATCGGCAACCCGCTGGCGCTCGTCAGGAGCGGCTTTCGTAAGCCACGCCTGCATGTCGGGAATTGGGGTCTTCATGCTCATCACCTGTCTACGAGATATATCAAATTTATCTCATTGATAATTTCAAGGCAAGAACAGATTGATCACAGAGATTATTTATCAATTAGATAAAAGCAAGGATGATTCAGGGATGGATACCAACAGCATTCGCAGAGAAAATCTTCGCGCCCTTGCGGCTCGATATGACACGCAGGCCGAGTTCGCAGCCGCATGCGGCACAGCGCCGTCCGTAATTAGCTTGATTGTTTCGCCGAACCCGAAACGAAATCTTGGTCACCAGCTGGCTAGAAAAATTGAGTCCGCTCAGGGCTTGCCTATGGGGTGGCTTGATAGTGCGCACGCGAAAAGTCCGAGCGAAACAGTAGATCTGTCGATCTTGCCAGCTGCGCTCGCCCAAAAAATAACCAGCTACCGCGCGGTAGTCGAAATCGAACGATTCGATATTTCAGCATCAATGGGGCCGGGCACGGAGCCGCCAGACATGAACATGGTTGTGGAGCATATGAGCCTTGATGCGGGGTGGGTTCGTCAGAACCTGGTCTACACCGCCATCGAAAACCTTAAACTGATATCTGGCCGTGGGGACAGCATGGCCCCCACAATCCGAAGTGGTGACGCGCTGATTGTCGACGCAGGGGTCACCTCCGTCGAATCGGATGCTATCTATTTCTTCCTGATGCGCGGACAGCAACACATTAAGCGCATCCAGAGAAACCTGGACGGGCTTACGATCATCTCGGACAACGGCCAGTATCGTGAAATTGACGTGCCAGCAGATCGCGAAGGTGACATCCAGGTCCTGGCCCAAATTATTTACTGGTGGACCGGGCGCAGCTACTGAGTCATCTGGATCGCCAACCCCATCCGGGAGCCCCCATGCCCCTCACCAAACCCAACCAGGAACTCCGGCGAGATCTGAAAGAGGCTGCCGCCCTGCTCAAGTGGTCCGCCGCGGATCTGTTCCAGGCCGCGAGGAAGCTATCCGAAGCCGGGCAAGAAACCGAGGCTGAGGAGCTGCTGAAGATCGCCGTGAGCTTTCAGGAGTATGAGGACAAGCTGGCGGGGTATGCAGATGAGGTGAAGACCGGCGTCATCACTAGGGCGAAGGGCTGATTATGATGTGCGTACTTGGTGCAGGCGCTGTAAGTATGGAATGCGTAGAAGCTGTTATAGGCTCTTTAAATAATATGGGTCCTATGCATTGAGCGTAGACCTGAACGAATTTTGCGAAGCGCGCCCAGCTACTGCAGGCACTGCTTTTAACGACAGTTAACTTTGAGAGTTTGGCCTGCTTATGGACAAAAAGGATGCAACACCCGGCTACAGTCAAGAAGGCGGCGGGCTTCTAGAAATGAGCGTGCCAGTTGAGGTGTCGTTCCAGCGAACGCTGCTGCCTCTGGAGGTAATCAATACTTATCCTTGGACTGGCGATAATGCACATCTTAAACAAATTATTGAAGCTAGAGATGGTCAACATTATGGCGTAAAAATTTCCGAGGAAGATGGAAAGGCGGTTCCTGCCTCAGAGCTATTTTGCCATGAGCTAGCTGCTCGGTTACTAATCCCCACGCCCGGCCATGCAGTCATTAAAATGCCCTCCGGGAAGCTTGCCTTCGGCTCTCTCTGGCAAGGTGGCCTGATCGAGAAAAAAAGCCCGCTCGAATTCCAGATGTTCATTGACCAAATACTTAAGGGTGAAGTCAAAGTAACGAATGTAAAAAAATTCTTCAGCCGTCTCTACGCATTCGATTTATTTGTAAACAATGTTGACCGTGGCTGGAGGAATTATTTGTGGCGTACTAGCTTCGGCGACTCAGTGATAGGTTTGGCATTCGACTTCAGCAGGGCTTGTTTTGAAACAGGGCACGAAGGCCTTCATGCAACGGCCAAACTCACAAATACTCAAAACATTTTCACGATGATCAACCGTTCAAAAAACTATGAGCATTCCGAGGCGGCAGCTTGTCTAGATGCTATAAAGGCCATTACAACAGATGAGATAAGGGCTATTTTTTCTGCGTTTCCCGCCGAATGGATGTCCACAGACGAGAAGATCGGGTACATTCAGTGGTGGGATTCTCAGGCTCGCTTGGATCGCATCGAAATGCTACATAGATTCATTTAACGGAGGTAACCATGATTACCTTTAGATATTCGATAGTCAAGTACATGCCTGACGCGAAGCGCGGAGAGGTTGTTAATGTTGGTCTAGTAGTCTTCACTGACGCGAAGGCCGATGTACGCGTGCTCAATGCTTCCGCGAAGGTTCGGGTGCTAGACGGTATGTCAACATCCGCTGACTTAGATTCTCTGCGCAAGGGGCTGGAGGGTATTACCGCCTGGGCAGAAAATTCAGATGAAGCGATACAGTTCCTAAAAACATTTGACTCATCCAGCACATTTATTTCAGAAACCGCAATTCTCGTACTGGATGATATAAATCAATACGAGCAGCGTGTTAACAATTTATTTAATGAACTTGTCAAACCATTCGCTTCCATCGAGCGAACAGTGAGAAATTCTCGCATACACACTTACGTTAAAAACATATTTAGCGGAATGGATATATTAGGCAAAGACATTGATGACTTGAGCCGTCATAAGGTGATACACAACTATCCACTAAGTGATAAAAGCGGATTCAGTGCTGACTTCCTTTTGAAAAATGGTAAGTTCCATATAACAGAAGCCATTGACTTCAATGTAAATGACTTCAACGCAAAATTCAAAGAAACCACCATGAAGGTAATGACTTTCATGGAAGGAAGAAAGTTTCTTGGTGATGACTCAGGGAGATACTTTGTTTATTCAGCCAATTCTATAAAGGAGAAAGAGGTTTTCCCGCACTTGAATCTTGCGGAGGAATATAGCGACAAAATATTCAACCTCGAGTCGAAAGTGGAGCACGCTGAATACTTCAACCTGATGTCATCCCTGGCCGGCAGAGATCTTCTGAGCCTCCATTGATATTATGGCGACCGCCAGAGTACCGCCTTGCCTTACGAACAAAGCCCGGCTCAGCGTCGGGCTTTTTGTTCCTGCTCTTCCCGATCTGAGCTGAGCCCGCCACCGAGCGGGCTTTTTTGTGCCTTCAGCGCAAAGGAGTACAAATGTGCTCCATACAGTATTGCCATTTACTTCTCGGTAAAATACTGTATGGATAAACAGCATAGGAGCAATACCCATGGCCAAAGCCAAACTCCAGGAAAAGCCAGCCCCCTCCTCATACGACCTGCTTGCCATGCGGATTCAGCGGACTATCAATGCAACAGCCGCTCAAACCGCAAAGCGCACCGTCATCTATAAAGCCTCCGACGAGCTGGCCGAGGATTGGGATCAGCTTCTGATGGACATCGACGAGGCGGACAACGTGACCTTGGCGCATCGCGACGACGGCGGCGTTCTGGTGTCGTGGGTTGTGCCGAAGGAAGACTGATCGTATCAAATGAAGAGAGCCCGCCGATGCGCGGGCTTTTTTGTGGACGCGATAAAAAGTTATCGCAGTGAAATGATCGCCCAGAGATATATTTATCAGAATGATATTGACATCGATTTATCACGGGGATAAATTCACCCCGTCGCAACCCGGAACCCAATCAGGTGCCAGCTGCGAAGGGCCGAGAGGCCTGCCGCTCTTTAACAACCCAACTGCAGAAAGCTTCTGGATAAGCCGGACATTGACGTACCAGGCGTGGGCGACTCCCACCTCGGTACGCCGTATTGCCAGGCCCCAGCAGCCAAACCGTAAACGTACGGAAAGAAATCATCGCCCAGTCCGCAGGTGGCGAGTAACAGCGGCCAGCAACACGGACAGCATCACTGAAGCACCTGGGCAACCGGGTGCTTTGGGATGACAACCAAGGAGCAGGACCATGTTGATACTCACCCGCAAGCCCACCGAAACCATCCGCATCAATGACGACATCAGCATCACGGTGCTGAGTGTTTGTGGGCAGCAAGTAAAGTTGGCGTTTGAGGCACCGAAAGAGGTCGCCGTGCATCGGCAAGAGATCTACCAGCGTATCCAGGATGCAGCTAAGGCCTGATCGAAAAGCATCACTTCTGCCCATTCACAGAGTGGGCAGCGGGATGTAGGCCTACATCAAGCGAAGGCTCAACAGAGCACAGGTGACATCAAATGAAATAAGGAATCGACAATGACTGTAGATATCAGCAATTTCATCATCGCCACCCCGCTTCCAATTTCCGACACGA